CGCCGCAGACCAGTTCAGCAAAGAACGCATCGCCCCGTTCATCAAGGCGACGAAAGTTCTGCGCACCATCGTCGGTTCGACCAAAACCCGCACCAGCGATGACACGCTCGATTACAAGGCCTTCCCGGGCGGCTTCCTCGCCATCACGGCGGCAGGCAGTCCCGACAATCTCGCGCGCCGCCCGCTGCGCATCATCCTCTACGACGAGATCGACAAGTACGTCGTCACCAAGGAAGGGCTCGCCACAGATATCGGCGACGAACGCCTTGCCTCATTTTCAGGCAACGCGCTGTCGATCCGCTGCTGCTCGCCCACGGTCAAGGGCGAGAGCGCGATCGAGGCCAGTTACGATGAATCGGACCGGCGGCGCGCCAGCGTCGCATGCCCGGAATGCGATCACCGCCAGTTCCTGGAATTCAGACACGTCGAGTGGGACCGCGGGGAGGATGGCAAAAGCCACCGACCCGAAACAGCCGCCATCCATTGCGAGGCATGCGGCTGTGTCTGGAGCGAGGCTCAGCGCCTGCGCTCACTGGCCACGATCCGTTGGCACCAGACCCGCCGCTTCGAATGCTGCGGCGAATGGCAGTCTCCGCTCGACGTGTACGACGGAGCCTGGCGCGCCAGCGCGGCCGATCCGGTCGCGCAAGCGTGGGACTGGTGGCAATCGGACCGCTGGGCAGTCTATCGCGCCAGATGCCAGCACTGCGGCACTTGGCCAGTATCGAACGAGCACGCGGGCTTCAACGCCAGCAAACTGTTCTCGCCCTGGGAACGCGATCGACCGGCCGCCATCGCCAAGAAATGGCTGGCCGCACAAGGATTTGAAGACCGGCTGCAGCCCTGGTGGAACACCCAGATGGCGCTGCCGTACCGCAAAAACAGCGGCAAGGAAGTCTCGGTCGACGCGCTGACGTCACGCTGCGAAATCTGGGAAGCGCGCGTACCCGAAGGCGTCGCGCTGCTGACGATCGGCATCGACGTTCAGGATTACCGTATCGAGATCGAGGTTGTTGGCTGGGGACGCAACGAGGAAAGCTGGTCGATCGATTACGAAACGATCGACGGCGAATTCTCGCACCCCAACACGCAAAGCCAGCTCGATGAATACCTGCAGAGGATCTGGCACCGCGCCGATGGCCGGCCGTTCGCGATGCGCGCGGCCTGCATCGACACCGGCGGCCACCACACCGACGCGGTTTATGAATTCGCAAAGCAGCGCCTTGGCCGCAAGGTCTGGGGCATCAAGGGCGAAAGCGCCCGCACCGGTTTCACCAACCCGGTCTGGCCGATCAAGCGCCCCAGCTCGCGCACCAAGAAAACCTATCGCCCGGTCATCATCGGCGTCAACGCGGCCAAGGATTTCATTCGGTTCTCCCTGGCCAAGACCGATCCCGGCCCGGGCTACATGCACTTCAACGTGCAAACCGATCGCGTGCGGTTCGACCAGATGCTGGCCGAAGACATGATCTACGAAGGCCACGGCAGTGCCCGCCGGCGCAAATGGGTGGCGAAAGCCGGCCGCGCCAACGAGGCGCTCGACTGCCGGGTCTATGCTTATGCCGCCCTCCACGGCCTGATGCACATGGGGCTGAAATTGAACAAGCTCGCCGATGATGTCTGTGGCGCCTTCGCGGCGCCGGCACCCGCGCTTGCGCAGGCGATACCCGCGCCCGCGCCCACGCAAACGACCACGGCGAAAGCCGATACCAAACGCAAGGCCGGCTTCACCCGCCGCCTGGCCCGATAGAATTCGCCAGAAAGACCGGAACGCGCATGTCGCTCGATCACCCCTCAGTGTTTGCCGGGGTCGATCCCGGCACGCTGCAGACGTGGCTGAGCACGGCGCAGACCGCGCTGTTTCAGCTGCAATCGGGCGCGCTCATCGCCAACGCGTCGTACACACAGGGCGATGGCGCCAAATCGGTCTCGTATCGTCAGGTCGACATCGGCGCGCTCAACATTCTGATCCGCCAGTTGCAGCAGGAACTGGGCATCGTGCGCCGCGCGCGCCGTCCGCTGCGGATATTCTTTCGATGAGCGCGCCCGCCGTGCTCGGACCAAACGGCCAACCGATTGCATCGGGCACCATCCAGCGGATCCGCGAACGCGCGCGCGCACCACGCGGCGGCATGCGTGCGCTCAACGGCAACCAGCCCCAGTGGTTTGCGTATGATGCGCAGGACTGGACCAGCCCCGACACCGGCGACTGGCTGCCGCAAGTCAATTCGCCCGATCGCGAAATCAATCTCTACCGCGACCGGGTCACCGCCCGGGCACGCGATCTCTATCGCAACGATGGCTGGGCAAAGGGCGCGGTCGGGCGCCTGCTCGATTCGACCATCGGCGGTCACCTGCACCTGGTGGCAAAACCCGATTACCGCGCGCTCGGCTTCGACATGGTCTGGGCGGAGGAATACCGCGCCGCGGTCGAAGGCCACTGGCGCAGCTGGTCGGTCGATATCCGCCGCTACAACGACGTCAGCCGCCGCCACACGATGACGCAGATGTTCCGCATCGCGCTGGCGCACAAGCTGGTCGACGGCGAATCGCTGATCCTGTCGCACTGGCGCCAGGACCGCGTGCTGGCCGAAGGCGCGACGTTTGCCACCTGCTTTCAGGGTATCGATCCCGATCGGCTGTCGAATCCATACCAGATGGTCGACACCAAATATCTGCGCGGCGGGGTGGAGATCGACGACGACGACGTCGCGATCGCGTTCCACATCCGCAAGGCGCACCAGAACGACTGGTACAACGCGGTCGAGAGCATGCAGTGGGAACGCGTCGATCGCGAAGACCCCGATGGCTGGCAGCGCGTGTTCCACGATTTCGATCCGGACCGGTTTCAGCAGCACCGCGGCATGTCGATTTTCGCGCCCGTCCTGTCGCGCATGAAAATGCTGGCGAAATACTACCAGGTCGAGCTGCAGGCGGCGACCGTCGCCAGCGCCTTCGGCCTCTACGTCACCAGCCCCTTCGATCAGGAAATGGTGCGCGAAGCGCTCGATGATCCAGACAGCGAGAAAGAAGCCTGGGGCTGGTACCAGGACATGCGCACCGATTTCCACCGCGACAGCGACTTGTCGCTGACCGGCGCCAAAGTCGCCACGCTTGCCCCCGGCGAGGAAGTCAAGGCCGTCACGGCGGAGCGGCCGAGCAGCGGATTTTCCCCGTTCACGCACGAAATGCTCCGCTCGATGGGGCAGGTCATGGGGCTGTCGGCCGAGCAGGCGCACAACGATTATTCGGAATCAAGCTGGTCGAGCGCGCGCGCCGGCATCGTCGAAGCCGAAAAGATGTTCAAGCGCCGCACGGCGGACTTCTATGCCAACACCACCACGCCGGTCTATGCCACCTGGCTTGAGGAACTGCACGATCGCAAGATGGTGCCGCTGCCCCGCAACGCACCGCCGTTCCGCGCCATGCGCACCGCCTATTCGCGCTGCCGCTGGCTGGGCGCCCCGCGTGGCTGGGTCGATCCGGTCGCAGAGCGCCAGGGCGCGGTGCTTGGCCTCGATGCCGGGTTCGATACGCTCGAAAACGTCTGCGCGACGCAAGGCAGCGATTGGGAAGAAAACCTCGATCAGCGCGCCCGCGAATATCAGCGGATGAAGGATCTCGGGCTGCCGCCGCCCGAATGGATCGGAGGCGCAATGATCCCGCAGTTTGTCACGGTCACGCTGTGGGGCGGCCGCGCCACCACCCGGATCAACGCACACCTGATCACGCGCATCAGTCCGGCCGCAGAGGGATCGGTGATCTACCTCGCCGGCGGCGACCCGCTCCGCGTCAACCACAGCGACGAGGAAGTCGAGGCGATGATTGCCGCGCTTGATCGCGACGTCAGGCTCGTGACGCCGGTCGAAGTTCGCGCCGAGATCAATCCTCGCGCAGCCCGCAAGAAAGCTGCCTGATGCACCAGTTTGCCGAGCTTTCGCAGCAGCTGTTCAACAAGCCGCTGATGATCCTGCCCAACAAGGCAGAGATCATCATGGCCAGCCTGTCCGAGCGCCTTGGGATTACGTCCATCGTGCGCGCGGGCAGCGACGACTTCACCTGGCGCGAAGAGCCCGACGCGGGCTATCGCGGCTATGACACAGTGGCAAACATCGCCGTGATCGAAGTGCGCGGCACGCTCGTGCAGCGCACCAGAACATTGCGCCCCTACAGCGGCATGACCGGCTATGACGGCATCCGCCAAAACCTGCTCACCGCGCTGGCCGATCCCGACATCGACGCGATCGCGCTCGATATCGACAGCCCGGGCGGCGAAGTCGCCGGCTGTTTCGACCTGGTCGACACGATCTATCGCGCGCGCCAGGTCAAACCGATCTGGTCGATCCTCGGTGAAAACGCGTTCTCAGCCGCCTATGCGCTCGCCAGCGCAGCCGATGTCATCACCGTTCCGCGCACCGGCGGCACCGGCTCGATCGGCGTGATCGTCATGCATGTCAGCCTGCAGGAAGCGCTCAAAAAGCAGGGCATCGAGGTGACGCTGATCACCAAGGGCGATCTGAAGGGCGAAGGCTCTGAAATGTTCAACCTGACCGATGACGCCTTTGCCCGCATCAAAGCCGACGTCGAAGAAGTCGGCGATCTGTTCGACCGCACGGTCGCGCGCAATCGCGGGCTGCCGCGCAAAAAGGTCTTCGACACGCAGGCCGGTACATACCTCGGTGCCGCCGGCGTCGAATATGGCCTGGCCGATGCGGTCATGGCCCCCGACGA